AAATCATCCTCTAAAATCATGGAAACCCTCCATATTTTGTTGTAATGTACCCCAAGATATAGTAGATTCTAATAAATTGTCAACAAGAAAGGTACAATATGCGGAAAGAATTAGAAAACCATAGACCTTGTTATAAAGAAACCATAAGAGACGCAAACGGCATGCCGTATGTAATCACCATGTCGTTCTCAGATAACAAGATAAAAGAAGTTTGGATTAATGGTGGGGGCAAGTCTGGCACGGAACGCTTTGATATTCTTACAGAAATAGGCCGCCTTGTATCTGTTGCTTTGCAACACGGAACACCTCTTGAAGAGTTGGTTTCTTGCGCAACGTATCATTCAGATGGAAGACCCTCAACTGTTGTAGGTCAGATGCTTGATCGCATAAAAGATATTAAGTAGTCTCGTCCGGGTCAAAATCTATATCGGGCTCAAAATCTATTGAAAAATTTAACTCTGCTTCTGGCTCTGCATCTGGGTTGTTCTTATAATGATCTTTGATTGTTTGCTCTAATAGATCAGCAACATGCAAAGGTATGTACACAATCTTGCCGTTGATGTGTTGTTTGTATTGTGTCTTACAATGCTGACAGTAAAAAATATTTTTCTTTTTACCAAAAGGTTTCATCGTCGTCATTTTATTGCACCCTGGACACAACGAAAAGTATATGATGTTGTCGTCGGTCACGAACCTTTTGCATCACCCCAGTTGTCTGCGATCTCACAATCAACTTTACTTGGTACGTTGAGTTCAATGCAGTTTTCCATAACCTTAATGATCCTTTCAGCTTGTTCTTTACCTTCAATAGATATGTTAAGTTCATCATGAACTTGTATGTGAGGTATGATACCATCTTGTTCGTACAAGTCTACCATTGCTTTCTTTGTTTGATCAGCGGCGGAACCTTGAATTAATTTGTTTAATGCTTTGTAGGTGTACGCCTTTTTATAGTTACCTTCTTTCAATATGGCTTTCGCCTCCTGTTCTGTTTTGTAAAAACCAGAGACACCCCACTTTATAGGCACATAACCAAATGAACGGCACCGTCGGCCGTAGATCGTGGTCACGTAACCCTTGCCTTCCATTGACTCCATGGCACGCCTTGATAGCTTTTTAACGAACGGAACTTTATCATTGTAATCGTTGATTAATATCTGAGCTGTGTCATCGTCGACGCCCAAGGTCTCTTTTAATTTGCCCTGGCCCATGCCATAAAACAGTCCAAGGTTAATCGTTTTAGCCGTGTCTCGCTCTATGTCAGCCATCTCCGCTACCATTTTGTGAAAGTCCGCCTCGCCCTTTCTGTAGCCCTCGATAAAACGTTTTGTGTCCATGGTTGCACGTTTTGATTCATATGAAAAACCATCTACTTCATTTATTCTTTCTGCAAAGTGCACAACCATTCGTGGTTCCTGTTGAGAGTAGTCGAAACTTCCCCACTTCTTTCCTTCCTCTGGTATAAACAAAGAACGTATTTTGTTCTTGATCTTTTTGTTCCTGGCAGGAATTTGTTGTAGGTTTGGATTGCTATAACTAAATCGTCCAGTCACCGTGCCTTTGTCATCACTTCTCATTTGATGTATCTCAGAGTGTAGCCGTCCGTTGTGCTGGTGACGCATGATACTATCAATAAACGTTGTGTGTGCTTTGTTTGATTCTCTGGCTTTCACAACCAATTGTGCAAGATCCGACTTGTGTTTTGACAAAAAGTTTTTTGTAAAGCTCGGCTTGCCAGTCGGTGTTCTGCTATAGGATATATGCATGTTATCAAATGCTTTGGCCACAGAAGCGGCCGCCCAAACATTTACATCAACCCCCGATAATTTTTTTATTTGAAACAGTGCCGCTTCCTCATCGGTAATCAAAGCCTTCTTTGCCTCTTCTGCCGCCTGTAGATCAACGCGGACACCGTGTGCTCGCATGTCAATCAAACAAGGTTGCAACCGTGTTTCGAGATCATATATCTGTTGAAGTTTCTGCTCTTCTATTTCTTTTTGATTATAAAAGAACAAATCGTACGTGAGCCGTGCATCTTGTTCCGCGTAATGTCCTACATACATAGCCGGTATTTTGTACATTTCTTTCTTTGGATTGATCCCTGCGTCCTGAGCGTACTTCACAAGCTCGTCTTCATTCTTTGTAGCACCTAATTTATCTTTAGCTAAACTATTCAAAGTAAACGAAAATCTATTTTCATCTATTAAAGCACTTGAAATCATGGTGTCGTGTATAGTACCATTGACGGTTATGCCCATGTGTCTTAGCCAACCTATATCATAGGAGGCATTGTGAAATATTTTAGGCATGCTGTAGGATAGTGTCTTTTTGATCCAAGGAATAACTTTGTCCGGATCCATGTTTGGTCCTTTCTCGTGAGCTATCGGGTAGTACGCCTGCCAGTCTTTTGTGGCAAGGGCGAAGCCTGTAACATATCCGTTCCCTGTTGCCCAACCTGAACCATGCGTTAATAGTTTTAAGTCACAAGTTTCTAAGTCAACCGCGAGATATTTTTCTTGTGATAAATCTGGAAAATTTTCTTCAAACATCCACTCAATCCACGGCTTTAATTTGGTATTGTTCTCCATACTCATCCTCCAAAATCATTAAAGCGAAATGTATTATCTTTCTAACGTCTTTTGCTTTTCCTTTTTCAGAGTGACGAGTTATGTATTTTACAATGTTGCCTTCTCTCCAGCCTAATTTGTTTTTCACAATATAGTCTGTGGGCTGTACGCTCAAAGCTTTATAGTGAGCGCCGTCAACTTGTGTATCTCTCCATCCCATTATGCTACTTCCTTTCTCTCTTTGTATGTTCTGTACATTTTGTCGAAATCAAAACGAAACTTTAAATTAGGACACATGTAAATATACATCCTTTGTTTTGCTCTTGTGCACGCAACATAAAACATTCTCTTAATTGTGTCTTTCTCAACATGATCAAAACTTTTATACTTTTTATAAAAAGGCATTTCCATGTTGCCAACAACGACTGTGTTTTCGTCTTCTCCACCCTTCATGCTGTGTATTGTGCAAAGTTTTATCTTAGGCTTTTTATCAAAAATATCAACACCTTGATCTATGCAATCCATTATATATTTTTTCTTCCTGTTCCATTCTGGGTTGTTTACGTTTGCAAACGCCTCTTTCCAATCAACAGAAAAATCTAGACCAAACATATCTTTTAAATCCTGTGCTTTGTACAATTGATCTGGATCAAGTTCTTCTAGTTGTTTTGGTTTAAAGTTTTTTGGTTTAACTAATGTTCTATAATTTAAAAGTTCCGATCGTGTTACATACTTGTCTTGATGCAAAGTAAAAAAACATTTCAATGCGGCTATGATCTTTGCGCCAACAGGATAATGAACGTAACCCTTGGCCGTTGTCTGTACAAACCAAGCCCTTTGCCGTATCAAAAGATCTTTTAACTCTGACATGACAGAAGAACCGGTCACCATGATTGTCCAGCTCTGTCCGTCTTTGATAGGGATTTGTGAAAATCTATCCGTGTAATGAATTTCACCAGAGTGTTCATGATCAGAATGATATTCTTTCTCTTGTCTGTATTTTATGTCAGAACTTATTTGTTCTGCAAAATGTATGTGCTGGTTCGTTAGTCTGTATGACTTCTCTAAAACTTTTGATTTACAAACAGAAGTGTACGCATTTAAAAAATATTTAACTTCGCCACCATTCCAATCAAAGATTGCCTGATCGTCGTCGCCTGCGATGTACAAATATTCAACAGAGCCTTTGTCCATAATCTTTTTAATTACTTGCCACTGACACCAGGAAGAATCCTGAGCTTCATCTAGGAACACAGCTTTGTATTCTTTGAACCTGTCCACGTCCAAAGCGTTAAGTATCTGATCAGTAAAATCATGTAACTTATTGTTTTGTTTGAAAAATTCCCAACTCTTTATGTACCCCTCAAGCCTGTTCCATTTATAATTTCTTTCATTCAATTTTGTAAATGCTTCACGCAAAGAAATGTTGGCTACACGATAAAGATTATAAACTTGTATAACAAAATTATTATCTAGATCACCACCAAATTCTTTTTTAAGATCGCCGTCTTCTTTCTTAGCCCAATACTCAAAGTCTCCTTCCGAGACTAAACGAGATTCTTTGCCTTTTAAAAATCCGTTACATAGTCCGTGGATCGTTGCAAATGATTCGTAACCATCAGTCTTTTTTGTCACCTTTAATCGTTCACGAACTTCGTCTATGCCTTTGTTTGTAAATGTTATGTAACAAATATCCTCCGGATCTATTTTCTTTTCATTGATCAGCCAACTAACTTTAGTAATCAATCGTCTTGTTTTCCCTGTTCCTGGCGGGCCAAATATTTTCTCCGCCTCTTTTATTTTTACACTCATAATGGATCCTCCTTAATTATTTCTTTTGGTTCTAGTTCTGCTTGCTCTAAGTTTAAATTTTCTTCTTTGATGGCCCAAGCAAACTTTGTTTTGCCTCCAATATTTAATCTAGCCTGTGTTGCACCAAGGCCTGGATTGTCTCCCTCTGCTGGTCTTTTTAAAAAGTCCATGAGTGTTGAAGATTCTTTCGGAGTTTCTCGTATAGCTTTGACAGAAACTAGAGCGCTATACAAATCAGAATACTTAAAATAAATTACTTTCTTTTTTTCATCATACCATGAAGACCCTTTTAATAAACTTGTGTTGTCGTCTCCTGCCCCTGTTCCAGTAAACCAATCGTTTATAGATTGTTTAATTCTATCGTATCGACCCACACCTTCTGGCAATTGAACGTGTGTCATGCGATCTCTCATTTGAGTGCGCATCCAATCGTCAAAGTTAGCCGCACCAAGTCCTGGAGGCTTTGCATCTAAAATAAGTCCAACTTTTTTTCTCCAATTCTTTTCTTCAAATATATCGTCCGCCTCCATCCGAGCCACAACACCGTTCTCAAAAGTTATGTAATAAAATATTGGCTCATCATAGACTTTGTCTATGGATGCAATCACTGGGTAACCATCGCCCTCTTCCGTTGTCCGTTGAACGCCAAACTTCCTTGACATACAAGTGACCCTGTCGCAAAAACTACTCATAGGTTCTTGCTTACACAAATAGTGGTAGTTAGAATTGTCCGCCTCTTCTAGCTCTACGTTGTCTCCCAACACCTGTCTATTTTCGTGCTCCATGTGCCCTGTCACTGACGCATATATTCTAGACAACTCTACTTCGTTAAGTGGCGTATCGATATATTTTTGGTTGATGTTTCTAAGTTCCATCAACCAGTCCTCTTTACTCTCCTCATGCATTCTTTTCAACATGACTGCACAATTAAACAAAAAATTATTTCTGCCCCCTTCACTACATCCATTAAGGGCTATACAATTATTACAAGGAGGGCCTTTTGGAAATATTATGTCTGTCTGTACATTTAAATCGTCTATCTTTGTGAGAGCCTTCTCTTCATATTCAGCATAAAATTCTTCTAAAGACAGTATTTTTAAGCCGCTGTCCTCTAGTTTTAGTGCGTACCTCTGACAATTCTTTTCATTAAAATACGGAGCGTTGACATAGTTTCCTGTCTGACCTCTCAATAGTTTATTTTGTTTTGGAAAAATTTCTGCATCTTTATAGCCAAGAAGAGCGCTCGCTTGTTTTAATTTTTTCTGCAAGTCTTTTGCTTTGACTGCATTCTTAAAGAAACAATAGACGTGAGCTCCGCCACTCTTTGATCTACAAACCACAAAGGGAAGTTTCGCCCTTGTTATGCTTTTAATTAAATGTACATGATTAAAATTTTTGTAGGTGTCTATGTCTATGCAACCCCAATGGCACTCTCCTTCATGATCCACGGGCACTGTGCCTATGCTTTGTGTGCCCTCTAGATGCCCTTTCCAAACTTCTGTGTCCGTGGACAGTTGTTCAGTGTGGCCCCAACCTTGACCGCCTTGTTCTTTTCCGCGTTCATCTTTTTCGTTCGCGGGTCTAAAGACGCCGTAGGCTACTTCGTTACCTTTAAATATTTTACCTATGAGAAATCTGTCTTGCATGAATCACCACAAAAAAAGGGCGGCAAAAATGCCGCCCTTTAGTTTAAAAAGCTTCCGCTTTTTTTGTGACGTTCACCTCTTCTTGATGCTCGACTTTCACGGAGTTTTTACTCACGCCAAGTGCAAAAAGTTTTGCAGTTTCGTACACATTTGCATCTTGAACAGGACCTACTTTAAATACGTCCCAACCAAACCAAGTCCCCTTTGCATTGGACTGTGGTACAGTTTTCAATCTGTAAACATGACTGTACGATGGCGGTGTGAATGAACCATTCTTACCTTGCATGGTAAGACTTTTCATCATTGAGTTCCACTTTCGCGACACCTTTCTCTGAGTTGACTTCATTGTAATTAAAGCCTGCTCAGAACTTTTTCCGTCCAATACCAGAACGAAATGGTTTGCTGTCTCCTCAACAATATTACCATTTGGTAATCTGTTTTGAAAACCTGCATCCCTTGGAGCCTGTGAGATGTCATAGTTTGCATCGTGTATGGCAATAGGCGCTCCACTGCCTTTGCCTCTTTCTCCCCATTCGATATACTCTCTTTTGTAAAAAGATGGCACAATATCTATGCCCTCTTCTCCATCATAAAGTTTACCGCTAACAGTGTTGTAGATCATTCCGGGTTCTGCCCCTTCTACAAACGAGTTGCTAGTCTTATTGCATTGCGGGGATAACTGACTCAGTACCTTTAAAAAAGGTAGCGCCAGATCATCTGGGCTATTAGCATTTTCTAGCCCACTAATTGACTCAGCATCAGCTTGCACTAAGTCTAAACTAACCGCCGGCATCACTTGTCCGTTGGCCTTTGTCTTTGTTACTTTATTTGTCATTATTTTTTCCTTGTTACTTTTGCTTGTCTGCCCACAAACGTTTTAAATGTCTCTTCAGGTGGCAGAGCCACACCTTTTTGGTGTAGTTCCTTCAGAGTTGCTTTTAAGGTCTGAGGTTCAACTTTTAAAGTTTGTTCAACCTCATAACCATTTGCGGTGGCTAACTTGGCAAAATCCAACGCCTTCCCGTCCTCGTTACGACCGAACCTTGCAGCTATTTCATTTTTGATAATATCTCCAAGGTTATTGTCACGAAGCCATTGATACGCATTAGCCCTGGCATCAGGATCTTTTGGTATCGAAATTCCGTAAAAATTACTGACCTCTATAGAACTGCCATCATTTAATTTTAATTGCGACAAGTTTTTCTCTTGCATCCATGCAGGAATTTTAACTTGTTTAAGTTCTAAGACGTCTTCTTGTTTTTGTTTGAGTAAGTCTTTGAGAGCTGTGACTTCAGCTTCCATGTCGACTAATTCTTGACACAAATCTCCAATTGAAGTTGCATCGTTATTTGAGACCGCTTCTATTTGGTCCTGTTCAAAATCTATCTTGCTCATAATTATTTTCTTTCTGATATAAATTAACTTCTAAAGGATAGTACTTAGCAGATTCACGATCCCATTTCAACATTTTAAATTTACCTTGGTTGACATCTGCAACTACAGCACCAGTAGTAGCAAGGATAGCAGGATCACCCAAAAGAAGTAAATAATCTTCGTCATTAAATTTCTCAAGTTTTTTCCTTAATTCTCTTACTAAAGCTCCGCTACTGTACACTAATTGCGCACGCTCTGAAAACAAAAACTCTATGTTGCCAAAATGCAACGCTTTAGTTACATTTACTTTTGGCATACCTTTAGCTGTTCCCGGAGGCTCTTGCACGCAATAGACCGTCATATCTTTTCTTTCTTGACTAATTATGTTCCATACTTATTATATTGTTTTTAGAAAGCAAGACAATAATTATGAAATATAAATTTAAGACGAAGCCTTACGAGCATCAAATGAAGGCTTTGGAAAGCAGTTGGGACAAGAAAAATTACGCTCTGTTCTGTGAAATGGGAACAGGTAAGTCTAAGATATTGTTGGACAATATTGCTATGCTTTACGATAAAGG